CAGCTCCGCCGGTCTTGTTGCTGACGACCCCGACGTTGACTGCCGCCCATCCCACGGCGCCGCGCGTGTCGCGCAGCCGCGTCAGCGCGTTGGTCGTCATCGCGACGATCGCGCCCGACGTCGACGACGTCAGGTGGTTGGAGGCGCCGAGCCGCGTGAACGGCGACGACGCCATGCGGTAGTCGCCGGTCCAGTTGGCCGAGACGGCGAACGCCGTGTTGTCGAGCAGGACGATCTTTGACCCGAGCAGCCAGTCGGTCGAGTCGGTGACCTTCTGCCAGTAGGTCTTGTTCATGTTCCCCGACGTATCGCGCGGGGGTTTGTTGATCGGGACCGCGTCGATCGCGCGGAACATCTCGAACCCGATCTGCGGGAGCGGCACGCCGGACGGCCGCGTGCCGGTGTACGTGACCAGGTCGCCGGTGATGTAGGTCGACGCGCCGCTGTAGGCCGCCTTGCGGAACAACTTGTCGTCCGGCACCGGCGAGCAGCGCCAGTCGTCGAAATCAATCTCGAGCGTCGAGAGGAGGTTCTGCGACTGGCCGAGGTTCTGGTCGAGGATCCGCGCGTTGCCGACCAGGCCGCCGGGCGAGCTCGTCGAGCTCCCGATCAGCAAGCCGTCGAGGAAGTAGTAGCAGACGCAGGTCCCGACGCCGGCGCCGTCGTCGCCGATGTAGGTGAGTACGTCCAGCTTCTGCCGTCGGCCGACGACGAGCTGCCCGTTGGTGACCGAGATGAGCGACAGCGTCGTGCCGTCGCTGACGTACATCGCGATCTTGCCGGTGCCGTCGACAGCCAGGCGCGCGCCGCCAGTCGCCGTGCTGAACGACGTCACGCGAAAAATCTCCGTCGTGACGTTCGGCAGCTTCCGCAGCCGGACGTAGAACCGGTTCCAGGCGTAGTTCTTCGCGGCGCCGGTGAATTGGTGCGTGCGGATGAGCGCGGTCGCGGCGCCGTTGCGGTAGGCGAACCCCATCCCGTCGTCGGCGACCGCGCCGGCGCGCGAGAACCCGCGGACGACGCTGGTCGCGCCCTCGCCGTCCTCGAGAATCTCCATCCCGTCGATGAAGTAGCGCGTCGGGATCGGGGCGGCCTTCGTGTTGTCGGACGTCGCCGGCGTCGTCGTGATCGGGTCGCCGTCGGGCGCCGGACTGTAGACGAACCGCGCGACCCAGTAGAACTTCGTGCTCGAGCCGAAAATCCACCAGCCCGAGCTGATGGTGAACGTCGCGACGTCGCGTGGGAACGTGCTCGAATTCGTGAACCACATCGACGTCAACGACGGCGCGACGTAGGCGTCGCCTTCGTTGAGCACAGGGAACGGCCCCGCGACGCCGGACAGCACCGCGGCCTCGACGGCCATGCCGCCGGGCCCGACGGGGTTGTACGGCGCGCGAATGACGCCGGCCGGGTACTGAGCGTTGAGGGACTCGACGAGTGCCTTGTCCGTGAGATGGACGACGTAATTGAGGTACTGGGTCTTTGCCACGGTCGAGCCCCTGCTGCCCTACTGGCCTGCGGTGTTGACGTCGTAGTAGGTCAGCGCGACCGACTCGACGAGGTTGGCGAGCGCCGCCGAGAACTCGAGCGTCATCGCCGTGTTCGCGGTGCCGGGCAGGTTGAGCCCGCACACGCCGAACGGCGGAACGTTCTGTCCGGTGGCGTTGGAGACGACGACCTGCTGCGACCAGATCACGGTGCCGGCGCCGCTGGCGCCGTCGCGCAGGTTGACGGTGAGCGCGGTCAGCGCCGGCGCCGTCGTCGAGCCTCCCGAGAAATTCACGCAGTCGGCGACGTGGCGCACGTTGGCGATCGCCGCCGCGGCCGCGGTCGCCTGGCTGCCGGCGGCCGGGTTGCTGCGCGTCTGCTGCCGGTTCGCGGTGTCCCACAGCGTGGTGCGCTGCGCGTGAACCGTCGTCGTGCCGACGGCGAACAGCGCGATCAGGATCGCGGCGAAGAAGACGTGAACGTAGTTGTGGCGCATGGCGTCAGATTTCCTCGAGGCCGTCGCCGGCCTGCTTCCGCAGCGCACGGTCTTCGCGTGTCGCCTGCTGCGCCGCGTCGAGCGCCGCCTGGGCGCCGGTCGTCTGCTGCGGTGTGTTGGCCGAGACGCGCTCCATCCAGGTGGCGGAGAACGCCGACTCGTCGACGATGAAGACGTCGTTTTCGCGACGCCGCTTCAGGTCGTAGTAGCCCATGCGGATCGCACGGACCTTGATGCGCTTCCCTTTCGGCGCCGCCGGCGCCGCTGCTGCTGCTGCCATTGCTGTATTCCCCCTCGAGCTCGAAAGCGCCGGAGCGCGCCACGCGGCGCGCCCCGGCTAGAGAGCGACGAACTACTGGATCGAGTAGCCCTTCGCGTACGTCTGCGGCTTCGCCAGCGACGACATGCTGCGCGGCTGGAGCTGCGTGGTCACGGTGATCGACGGCGTCGTGCCGCCGAGCGTGTAGCGGACGCCGATGTACCGCTTCGTGATCACGCCGGACGGAATCGGAATGACGATCGAGTAGCCGGCGACCAGCGTCGCGCGGGCGACCGCCACGGCTTCCAGCGAGTCGTGCGAGGACAGGTCGGCGTTGGCCGACTGCACGAACTCGAACTGGTAGGTTTCGTCGCCGCTGGCCACGTCGGCCGCCACGTCGACGGTGATCACCAGGGCGAGCGCCTCGCCGACGCCGACGTCGCGCTTCGGCGTGACGTTGCCCAGGTCGATCGTGTTGGTGCTGTAGGCCGACGCGCTCAGTGCCTGCGCGTCGGACAGCGAGAGAAGTGAATCGAGAATCATGTGTTGGTTCCCCCTGATCTGCGGTCAGCGACTAGCTGACGGTTGCCTCCGTCTCGAGGAGCTGGTCGCACGTCCGCACGGGGATGCCCCGGAACGACGTGATGCGCTTCCCGTCGACGACTTCGTAGGTGAGCCCGCCGCCGCTCTTGACGGCGTCGTTGGCCTGGATGTCGAGCATCTCGGCGACGGTCCGGTTCACGTAGAACACGGGCGAGCCGATGCTCAGCGACGGGATGCGGTGCGTCGCCTTCGCCATCAGGTTGAGGAGCTTGGCCTGCGCGCCGGCGTTGGCGATCAGGTCGGAGATGTCGACGTTCGCGATGCGGACGACGTGGCGCCAGTCCTTCAGCGCGATGCCCGCCTTCCACTGGAACCGCTCGACGAGCGCGACCATGCGCGCGGCGCCGATGCCGGTCGACGAGTAGACGATCTGCTCGCCCTTGTCCTCGTGAATGAGGCCGGCCTTCGAGCCCTTCGGGAAGATCCCGTGGACCGTCTGGGCGCCCCAGTTGACGAGGTACACGCTCGTGTTGTCCGAGCCGCTGCCGCCGCCGTTGATCACGTTCGACGCGTTCGTCGCGCCGCTGATCGCCGAGTAGCGCGCGGCCAGGCCGGTGAACTCCTCCGGCGCCAGGCCCGCGTTCCCGTAGAACAGGGTCTGCGCCATCTCCTGGTTCATCGCTTCGATGAACGCGGACGCTTCGGAGAGCCGGAAGGAACCGCTGTTGCCGTTCAGCGCGAGCAGGTCCTTGTCGACTTCGGACCAGGCCTCGAGCATCCCGGCCTGTTCGTCGATCTGCGCGGTCGTCGACTTCGACGGCTGCACGCCCTGGTTGAGCAGGCGCCACGCGACGGTGGGCAGCCCGGTGCGGACGGTCGTGCGGTGGCCGGTGGGCAGGTTGCCCTCGAGCCAGCGCATGTCGGTCAGAATTTCGTTCGTCTGCGAGAGGAGCTCGACGATCGTCGGGACCTTCCCGTCCGGATCGAGCCGCTTCGCCCAATCGGCCAGCGTGAGTGCGGCCGCTGAAAGAGTTGCCATGGTTCAGTACCCCCGTGAGTCGCGAGGCCTATCCGCCGTAGAGCACGGTCGCCGCGTCGCGCTTGCCAGCGCTCGCCTTCACGACCTGCGCTTTGAGCGAGGTGTCCTCCGACATGGATTTGCCGATGCGGGCGAGCAACAGCACCAACGGTGCGTAGTTCGCGTACCCGCTTTTGTTCAGGTCTGCGCGGAGCGCCTTCCCCTCCGGCGACTCCGCCGGCAGGAACGTGTCGAGCACCGCGTTGGCGCGCTGCTGCGAGACGGCGAGGTGCTCGCCGCCAATCTCCGCGTGTGTGCGTAGGTCGGTGAGGAACTGATCGCTTTGCGCCTTCAGGGCGCTGTCGTGTTCAGTGAGCGCGGCCTGCGCCTGGTCGTTCGTCCAGTTATTCGCGCGCGCGATTGCCTCGAGCTTCGCGACGTCGGACGCGTCGACCCGTCCCCCTTCCGGTAACGTGAGCGCGTACTTGTCGGGCGCCTTCGGCGTCTCGCCGGCCGGCGTCTCCTTCTTCGTGCCCTCGTTGCCCGCGGCCGCGGCGCCGGAAGCTGCAGCCGCCGCCGCTGCTCCGTCGCCCGTGCCGGCGGCCGCGGCCGCAGCCGCTCCGCCCGCTGCAGCGTCACCCGCTGCCTGGTTCCCTGCGGCTGCCGCCGCCGTCGCGGCCGCTGCTGCAGGGGTCGGAGTACCGCCGGCGTTGGATGTGCCCGTGGCCGCGGCGCCCGTGTTCGTTGTGCTCATGCCCATCTCCTCGAAAACGAGGAGCGCGCAAAAAAAAGGAGCTCCGCCGGCGGCCGCAGGTTCGCTGCGTCGTCGACAGAGCTCCGTATTCCCTGTGCGCTCCGTTGTGGCCTGGCCGGTTCGGATGCCGGTGTCGGCGGGGTAATTAGTCCCGCCCGAGCCAGAGCCGTGGACTTCGGTCTACTTTTCAGCCGGCGGCGTGCGCGCCGCGACGTTCTCCTGGCGATCGCGCGCCTGGTCGGCGCGTCCTTCGCTTTCCATCTGCACGTAGAGCTCGCGGCTTGCGCCGGTCACCCAGTCGAGAACCTCGAGCCCGAAATCCCGACGGCCCGAGAGCGCGTAGATCATCGAACCCTCGACCGTGATCGAGCGGTAGAGGCCCGCGGCCTTCAGCACGCGCCACACGAACCGGCGGCCCTGGCGCGAGCTCAGGACGGCGCGCACGTCGTCGACGTCGCGACGGGCGCGGTCTTTCTCCTTGCGCGCGGCGTGCTGGACCTGCTCGCCGTCGGCGGCGTTCTTCACCAGGTCGCGGCCCGTGTCGGTCATGCGCCGATCCCCGTCGCGCCGGTGGCGTTGAGCATCGCGTCAAGCGCGGTGTTATTCCCGAGCGGCGTCTTGCCGAGCGCCGCGGCCCCCTGCGCGAGCTTCGCGCCCTGCTCCGCCGCCATCGCCTGCTGCGCCGCCTGCTGCTCTGCGTCGACGGCCGCCTGCGCGTCCTCGTCGCTGATGACCAGCTTCGGGTTGGTGCCGAGCATGTCCTGGTAGTCGTTGACCGCCTGGAAGACGTTGACCTTCTTCAGCACGGACGGGAACCGTTCGGCGAGCAGCATCGACGACTGCAGGAACCGATCGAGGCCGACGACGCCGACCAACTTCTGCGCCTGCGCCATGACCGAGATGTATTCGACCTTCAGGTCGATGCCGT